ATTTCTGTCTAAGTCTTCAGGTGTGTTTGTTACAACAACTCTAAAGTCAATTAAACCTCTATCTCTTCTGATTGAATCCAAGATTGGATTAACAGAGTCCAAGAAATCTTGTCTAACTTTGTCATCGTTTTGTTCAAACAACAATCTAACAGCCACTGCTGAAATTAACTTACGAGCTTGTAATAACAATCTCCTTACGTTAATTCTATCAAGAGCTGATTCAGCGACTTGAGTAGTTTTGTTACCCCAAATCAATGTTCCAACATCTGAGAAAGTTGCGATTGGGTTAATTCTACCTTGATATAAAGTATCTCTGTCGTCTTGTGTAAGTTTCTTACGAGCTTTAACTGAATTTACAATACCTCTTGTGTAACCCGCTGACGCGAACCAAGGGAATGAAATGTTATCAGTCAACGCTAAGTTTCTACAAACTTCCGCAGTTGGTGGAAGATAAATTTGTGTATTATTAACAGTATCTCTTGTTAATACCCAAGGATAGTAAGTTGCTGTGTAGTTTGAATCAATTCCTGTCGTATCCAAATTGTCAACCGCTTCAGTTGGGTAAATTAAGTCAGTTGCTGGTGATGTTGTAGTATCTGTAAACATGTCGTAGTCAGGACAAGTCATTACATACAACGAATCAGCTCTTTGTGATTCAATCATATCAATTGCGTCTTCAACCAAGTTTGAGTTGGTAACAAAATCAATTCCCGGTGTTACAAACACGTTAATGTTTGTTGCTTCAGGGTTTGAAAATGTTTGTTGTCCTAACAAGTATGCATAGTAGTCGGTGTTGGCAAAATCAGTTGTATTACCCTCAACAGTAATTTGCTTGAACGCTCCCCATCCAGTTGCGGTTGGGAATTGAGGATTCGGAAATGCTCCTTTTAAATATTTAGGACCACCAAGTACATAATCATCACTATTTGTTCTGTATTCTCTATAAATGTCCCATCCGTCAAATCCACCACGTGCAAACAATGTAAATTTTCTTGATTGGATTCTATAATATGGATTTGTTTGTAGTGTAGGGTCAGATGTGAACGATGCGTTACCAACCTCAAAAGCGGAAGTACCCGATGTACTATATAGGTTTGAAATGGTAACCGCAGTTGCACCCGAGTCCATGTGATAACCTTTTGATACGAAATCCCAATAACTTGGTGATGTTTCAATTGCAAGATTTGAAGGTGTAACGATTCCTTTATAGTTATAATATTCTGGGTCATACCCAATTGTATCCGAAAGACCCAAGAACGTTCTATTAATTTTATCTCCAGAGCTTCTTTGAACTGTTGAGAATGGTGGTTGGTAAATTACTTCACCAGCAACATCATATTTAGTTTTATAAATTGGAAATGGTGTAACCGCTCCATAGTAATTTCTCATTGTATAACCCTCAAAACCACATGGTAATGCGTCAATAGGTGCTTCATTACTCATTTCTAACATTACGTATTTTGACCTTACAGCATATTCACCATCACTAGTACCTATTTTAACACCAACATAACTATTAGAGTTAGGATTTAAAGAACAATTTGTGAATTTTTCCAAGTAAACAGGATTTGCGTCTGTATCATTGTAAGCTCTAATACCAACATCAAATGTTCCATTATTAAATGAAATGTTTAAGATTGAAATCTTAACTTCTTGGTTTGCGTCATTACCATCTGAAATTAAAATAAATTTAAATAATTTATAAACACTTGTACCTCTTAGTTCTGAAACAAGATATGGTGTTTCAGGTGTTTGATATTGTTCTAAATAACAACCAATTGATTGTAATGAACCATTATCATCTTGTGCCGATGGTAATGCGGTTACAGATGATTGTATACCTCTAATATAACCTTTTTTGTATGAGTAGTTTAAGAAATTAGTAAATTGTTCCTCAACAAACAAAGGTACTTCATTACTTGGTTTTCCAAAATTTGATTGACCAAATACTTTTGATATATAATTGGTGTCAGTTGAATCCATTGAAACTTTAAACTCAAAAGTACTACCATCATATGTTTTTCCCGAAACACCAAACGGTGAATAAGGACTTATTGACGCCCCACTATATACACCATTAAAGTCTAAAATAACATTAGTTGTTCCTGTAACTTGATAATCAGGATTTGTTGAGTTGTCATATGCCGCGATACCTCTTGAACGAAGAGTTGCTATAACAACGTCATTATAGTTAGTAAATGATGAACCAGTTTGTGTAAACGCTGAGAATTGAACTGAACCCGAGAATGAACCTGAAGCTCCCGTTAATGTAACTATTTTTGATGTGAAAGAATATCCTGAATATCCATTACCCGTTGTTGGATTAAACTGTGAGTAATACCAAGAGTCATTATCTCTACTTGAATAAACAGTATCAACACTTTTCATACTAGGTACACTATATACATTTGTCAATCCAGAATAAGTTGAGCTTGTTAATGAGTTGTAATAAACATCAGGTAATGTTCCAAATACATAAGTTGTTGTTGCGCTTGTTGACGCAGATGATGAGTTTGACCCAATAACACCACTAACAAATGTTTTTAACGTATCAATAATTGTTGATGTTGAGCCGCCAGGTAATGTAAATTGATTATATAAATCAGGACTAAAAATAGTTGAGGGGAAAGGAGACTCAAATGAAACCGTTGACGTACCACCTGTTGTTCCTGTAAAAATTACTGAAACAGATGACAATACAGCACTTTGTGTTACCGAACCACCACTCACGTTTGCAATTGTACTAATAGACCAAGACGGTCCCGCATCATAACCCGATAAACCAAGAATTCTTGATACGAACAATTGGTTAGATTGTGATAAGTATGATTTGGCGATATACGCCGCTTCGTATTTTGGTATTTGTGTATTCACAAATTTTTCAGGAGATGTACCACCGAAAATTGCTGAAAATTCATCGAAACTTGATACGAAGATTGGCTCAAAAGCCGGACCTCTCAAAGTTTCTCCTACAATACCTAATGTTGTAACACCTACGCTCTGTGCTACAAATGATAAGTCACGCTCTGAAGTGTATACTCCAGGTGAAACGAAAACTTTATTTGATGTTGCCATTATTTGTTTGTTTTTTTATAAGTTGTTTTATTTAATACATAAATATTGTTGATTTTTGTAAAAAACTTAGTATGCGGATACTATTTATAATTCAGTATGAATAAATTCTACCTTTTTTCTACCTTATGAAAAAAACCCCCAAGAAAATAAAGAATATAAAGATTTCTGAAGAATCACACGCAATTCTTAAAAAATATTGTGAACAGAATGGACTTAAGATTTACGGATTTTTAGAAAATATAATCAAAGAAAAATGTCGTGTAAAAACTGACATTTACGGTGACCCGTTAGACTAATTTAATATCAAATAATATATTTGAATCTTGGTTGGTTTTACCAGCTTGTTTTTCAATAACAACCTTTAATCCCGTATTAGGACCCATAGGAAAATAAGTTAAATCTTTTCCTATATATAATTCAGTTCCTTGTGTTAAAGTAAATGCGCTATAGTGTTCAACGTTATTTGAATTTATAAAATAAAAATCATAATTGGTTGGTAGTGGTGTTTGTGTTAGAATTGTGTTTGTACCAATAAATTGATAATTGGTTGGTATTGTATCAGGATTAGGTTCTTTTGATACCGCTTTTCTTGCTCTTGTTTTTACACTAACATCTACCATTGTTAAAACTCTTGATATCGCAGGTGCCACCTCAAACTGTTCTTCATCTAATAGAACACCCAACATTTTAAATGTATAGTTTTGAATAAAGTATCTTCTTTTTTGTAATTCAACAACTGACTCATCAGAAATGGATTCCATAACAATTGGAATATATCTACCCTTAATTAAAGCATACGCCTGTCTTGATGAGAATTTATCAAGTACTTTTTGGTTAAATGAGTTTAGTTCTCTCATTCTGTTTGTAAAAATTTTTACCTCAAATGTAATGTCAACGGGAATTGGTTGTGGTATTTTATAAACATCCATACCATTTCTTG